AGCATAATATGGCAATATCACGATCGCAACTCGTAAAAGAGTTAGAACCTGGCTTGAATGCACTATTCGGGCTGGAGTACAAAAGGTATGAAAATCAGCATGCTGAGATTTATGCCGAGGAATCATCTGACAGAGCTTTTGAAGAAGAAGTAATGTTAAGTGGTTTCGCAAACGCACAAGTAAAAGCAGAAGGTGCTGGAGTGTCTTTTGACGATGCACAAGAAACTTTTACAGCTAGATACACTATGGAGACTGTAGCTTTAGCATTTGCAATAACTGAAGAAGCTATCGAAGATAACCTCTACGATAGATTAGCTTCAAGATATACAAAAGCTTTAGCAAGATCTATGTCGAATGCAAAACAAGTTAAATCTGTTGAGCCTTTAATCAATGGATTACCATCAACTGCAACTTTCAAAACAGGTGATGGAGTATCTTTATTTGCAACGAACCACCCTACGATAGCAGGTACTTTCAAAAATACACTGACTACGCAGGCAGATCTTAACGAAACTTCGTTAGAGCAATCACTTATCGATATCGGTAAGATGACTGACGAAAGAGGTCTTAAAGTTGCAGCTAGAGGAGTGAAAATGATCGTTCCTTCGGAAAACCAATTCAACGCTGAAAGACTGATGAAGTCTCAAGGTAGAACTGGTACAGCTGATAATGATATCAATGCAATCGCATCTATGGGTATGATCCCACAAGGTTACAGAGTTAATAACTTTTTAACTGATGCTGATTCATTCTACATTATCACTGATGTTCCAAATGGAATGAAATATTTCAACAGAGCTCCATTGACAACTGCAATGGAAGGTGATTTCGATACTGGCAACGTTAGATACAAAGCTAGAGAAAGATACGCTTTTGGCGCGTCTGACCCTAGAGGTATCTTCGGTGTTGAAGGTGCGTAATCAATAAATTTTGGGGCCGCCTTAAAACGGCCCCATTTTAAAATCAAAGTGGTGAGAGATATGAAAAAATTTAGAATCCAAATATTCGCTTACAAAATGTACGGAGATTTTATTATAGAATCTTTGGATGGCCCCATAGATATAGAAAATGCTATCATTGACAAACTAGGAAAAAATGATATAAAGTGGGAGTCTCTTGGAGAAATGCATGACCCAAGAGTTAACAGAATAACCTATGAGGAGGTTATAGAAGATGGAACAACATCTGCAGGACCTTTACACAAAGAAGAAGGGTCTGGACCTAGAATGGGAGCAGGATCATCTCAAGGAGGGTAGATATACTCTCAATATGGTTAAGATTGACAGAAA